TGGTGGATCACTCCATGCATCAATAGCCAAAGAGCATGCTTTAGAAACAGCTTGAACAAAGGGCTCATCAGAGTCTGCCTTGAGAGCCAACGATGCTATGATCTTGGGAGCAGGCATGTAAGGAACATACCTTTCATTCATCTCATCAAAGATGATGAAATGACCAAGGAACTCGAGATGATCTGCAAATTCCACCTCCATACCAAGCTTTCGCAAAGAGGAAGAGAATTTCTGAGGATCCATGTACAAACGCGCGATTGAAGAAATCCCGCAAATGGAATCATCACCAAAGAGATACAATGACACGCAAGATCGAAAGGTATCGTAATGAGAGGGGCCGCCATTGTCGAGCCAAGCCCAACAAAAAATGGCGAAGAGACAAATAGTGTTGTCGTCAGCGGTAAGGAAGAAACCAGAGGGCATTCCTCCCATGACAACAACACTGCCATCGGATATGACAACGTGAGAGTCAACACAATCACGATAGATGTTATTCACACGCCACCAATTCTCATCCGTTTGATGTATAGACGCCAAACAATCAAAACGGAGATCAGCGCAAAACCACTGAAGAAGAGGGAACAGGCGGGTGTCATAACCAGATATGTCAGCGCAAAATTGAAACTCTTGCGACAATACATCTCTCGCAATTTTGTCAAACCCGGAAAAAGGAACAACTCCAACAGTTGAGGCACATTGGAGAAGACGACCGGCATCATGAAGCTTTTCAGACTGATCACTGAAAAGTCGAGCCGAGGTGAAATAATGCTCCTTGGACATAGCCCGAATGCCCCGAGTTTTGGCAGCACGAACCTTCTCAATAGGACGCAACTCAGTCTTAGAAGCCAAACCAGCATAAGTCACTGGACCTGGCCCCTCGCCACATAGTTGCCAATGCTCATCAAATATACGATATCCTAAAGGGCATAGCATATCGCCAGAGCAGCCGAAGAAAGATCGATAAACGGGGCCACAGGAAGTGTCCTTGGGCATCGAGAAGGCAACTCTATCTCTAGTCCAAAGGC